GGACATGGTAGAGCAGATGGACGAAGAAACCATTGCAAGCCGTGACCGTTGGATTCGTGCAGCTTGGGCAATCAAGGCAAAGCTAGAAGGCACTTCACCTGAAGCTCGCGCATTGGGTGGCAAAGAGTCACGCACACAACACATCGAGCTACGAGCCGTTGGCGATGACGGTATGACTTTTGAAGGATACGGTGCAGTCTTTAACTCACCATCAGAACCTTTGCCTTTTACTGAGTATGTAAAGCCTGGTGCGTTTTCACGCTCACTAGAATCACGCAACCGTATGTTGCTACTTTGGAACCACGACACGAGCGAGCCACTTGCGTCTACTCGTAATGGGTCACTAAAGCTATCTGAAGACAGCGTTGGTCTAAAGGTTCAGGCAACCCTGCCAAACACAACCCGAGGCCGCGACGTTGCTGAGCTAGTTCGCACCGGTGTAATTGACTCGATGTCATTTGGCTTTAGCGTCAAGCGTGACTCATGGTCAGCGGATGGTCAGACACGCAACCTAGAAGATGTAACCCTTTACGAGGTAAGCCTAGTTTCACAACCGGCCTACGAGGGAACCGCTGGACTAACTAGCGTTCGTGAAGCTCGCGACATTAACCCCGACCAACTAGCCGGTGCGTTGCTAAAGCTAGAGGCCGGCGAGGAACTAGAGAGCGACCAAGCTACTCTAATCAATGACGTTGTTAGCAAGCTACAAAAGACCGAGGATGTCCAAGAAGTTGAAGGCGACATCTTGGCTCTAAAGAAAGCTAAGCTAGGTCTACTAATGAAAGAAGCAGTAAATGCCAACTAAGGAACAAATTGAACAAGCCGCTAAGATTGTTGCTGATTTCGCTGGGAATCCTGACAGCGGTGTTATTGCTGAGCTAATCAGAGATTTGAAAAAGTCAGCTACCGCGACCCCTGAAACGCGCGTAGTTGAATCAAAAGAAACTCGCTGACCTTCCCTTTAGCGTTTCTTTACCCTGCCGGTTTTCCCCCTTTCTTCCGGCAGGGTTTTCTTTTGTCCGAGGTATACAACCCTCTTATAGACTATTAACAATGCTTGCGTTGGCGCGGCAGGTTCGGTCTGCGTTGGCGCGACCACTCACCCACCTAAACACTTAACGAAAGAAGACAAAATGTCTGAATTTATCAAGTCACAGGCTGAGGTTCGCAACAACCTGATTGCACAGATGCGCGAAGTTATCGACATCGCAGAATCAGAATCACGCGGCCTAACTGCTGAAGACACCCAAAAGATTGCTCGTATCGAAGCCGACCTAGAGGCTCGCGATGCAGCTATTGCAACTGCTCAGAAGGTAGAGGCTCGTTCAGCCGCTGCCGCCGAAGCTGCTTCATCATACAAGCCACCTCAGGCTACTCCAAGCGATGCAGCCCTAATCCGCGCAATCGCTCGTGGCGAGATGCGTTCACACGAGTTCAACCGCGAAGCTCGTGCCGCTCTAGTTCCATCAGCCAACACCGTTGGTCAGTCATTCTACGACCAGGTATTCGGCGTTGCTCGTCTAATCGGCCCAATGCTAAACACCTCAGAGGTTATCAACACCGCTTCAGGTGAAACCCTAGTAATCCCAACCGTCACCGCTTACTCAACCGCAGCTGTCACCGCAGCAGGTTCAGCAATCGGCGAGAGCAACCCAACCTTTGCAAGCCTTTCACTAGGTGCGTTCAAGATTGGTGCATTGGTTTCAATCTCAAACGAGCTAATCGCAGATGCCGGTTTCGACATCAACGCTTACATCGCAGAGCAGCTAGGTCAGTCACTTGGTTTCCAGGCTAACGCCTTGCTAACCACCGGAACTGGAACTGTCCAGCCAACCGGTGTCGCAACCTCAGCTGGCTCAGTAGTCACCGGTGGAACTGGTGTTGCTGGTGTAGCAACTTACGAAAACCTAGTAGACCTCGTATACGGCATCGCAGATGGCGCACGCGTTCTTCCAGGTCTAGGCTTCCAGATGTCAAAGACTGGAATCGCCGCAGCTCGCAAGATGAAGGATGGTGCAGGAAACTACATCTGGACTGACTCAGCCGTTCCTGGTCAGGCCGCAACTCTATTGGGCTACTCAGTATTTGAGAACCCAGCTGTTGCAGCTACTGGCGTTGGCGCTAAGTCAGTTCTATTCGGTCACCTACCTTCATACAAGGTTCGCGTTGCCGGTGGAATCCAGGTAGCTACCTCGGCTGACTATGCGTTCAACTCAGACACCACCACCTTCCGCGGCACCATGCGTCTAGATGGTGGCTTGACCCACGCCACTCACATTGGCTACTTCAAGGGTGGAGCAAGCTAAGCCCTGCTTCAAGCCGGAAGGCCCTCAATCGTGCGTAGGCGATTGGGGGCTTTCCTCTTTTTTGTGATAATCTGAAAATCTACGAAAGGGGCAACATGGCTAAAATCAACGCAGCCATTAGCGTTTACTCAAACACTTACGGCACACCGACCGGCTACGGCGAGCAGACCAAAATCATCATTGACCGACTTGTAAAAGACGGTGCAGATGTTGCCATGCTTTCCAACTACGGCCTAGAGGGAAACCTCGGCAAGTTAGAAACGGCACACGGTTCAATACCGCATTACCCTCGTGGTCTTGATGGGTATTCGACAGACGTAGCACCTTTGCACCACGCGCACTTCAAGGGTCAGCACAAAGGCAAGCCTGACCTATTCTTTGGCCTTTACGATTGCTGGGTAATTCCAGACAAGAAGTCATGGAACGAGATGCCTATTGCTTGGTATGTTCCACTAGACCATACGACCATGCCGCCTAGAGTCGAGGCATTTCTAAAGCGACCTAATGTCACGCCTATCGCAATGGCCCCTTTTGGTGTCGAGCAGATGCGAGCTAAGGGCATTGACTGCGAGTATGCACCTCACTCAATCAACACCTCAATCTTCAAACCAACTTACGAGATTCAAGGTCAGCCTGTTCGCGAATACATGGGAACAGAGAATAACTTTGTTGTCGGCATCGTAGCAGCCAATAAAGCCTCGGGCCAGATTCACCGCAAGGCGTTTAGCGAAACACTCTTAGCGTTCTCAATCTTTCATAAGCAACACCCTGACGCAGTCCTCTACATCCACACGGACCCGATTGGGCAAGCTGGTGGCTGGAACTTGCTAAACCTTTTGCAAGCACTTGGTATCCCCAAAGAGGCCGTCTTGTTCCCTCCGTTTATTGATTACAAATACGGCATGACCCAGCAAGACCTAGCTGCACTTTATACAGGCATGGATGTTCTACTAGCTCAGTCTTACGGTGGCGGTTTTGAAGTCCCTATCATCGAAGCTCAGGCTTGTGGCACTCGCGTTATTGGCACTAGCTGGACAGCCCCTAAAGACCTCGTAGCAGACGATGGCTGGGTGACTGAGGGCGTGCCATCGTGGGATGCAGGCCAAGACGCGTTCTGGCAAATCCCGTCGGTGTCGTCGATTGTAGCGGCTCTAAATCTTGCTTACGATGCACCGCGTGAACGCTCACAAGTTGCCATTGACTTTGCTAGTGAGTTTGACTCAAATAAGGTTTGGGCTAAATACTGGCAGCCGATTTTCAAAAAGCTACTCAAGTGATTCCGGTGCTAGGGTTTTGCACCCTAAAGCGTTTCGACCTAGCCGACAGATTACTAGCATCGATTGATTACCCTGTCGAGCATTTGGTAATAGTAGACAACTCAGGGCAAAAGACTTGGCAACCTAAGAAGCCAGACAGCGTGAAAAACATCTGGCTTATTCAAGTGCCGTTTGGCTTAGGGCTGGTCGGCGCGTGGAACTTGATTATCAAAGCAACGCCCTACGCTCGCTACTGGCTCATGGTAAATGATGATGCTCACTTCAAGCCAGGTGCGTTGCAAATCTTAGACAGCCAAGTAGAGGAAGACGCAATCAATTTCTTAGATTGCGAACCTCATTGGTCAGCGGTTGCATTTGGTCAGGGCATGATTGAGAAGGTCGGCCTATACGATGAGAACTTTTATCCGCTCTACTTTGACGACAATGACTTAGAGCGACGTATTGATTTCCACGATGTCAAGAAGAACTACATTGATGCAAAGGTTTTCCATGACAACAGTTCAACCCTGAAAGCTGGCTATGAGGTTGCCAACTCCAAGACCTACATTGCAAACCAAAAGCGATACACAAAGAAGCAGATTGACGCAGATTATTCGGCAGGCGAATGGTCGCTAAAAGTAAGAAGGGATAATAGATGGGATTAGTCGTATACACGGGCGGCTCGTTTGATTTGTTTCACTCGGGCCACGTTGCATTTCTAAGACGATGCCGTGAGCTAGCTGGCCCGACCGGTGAGGTAATTGTCAGCCTAAATACAGATGAGTTTATTCAAGCGTATAAGGGCAAAGGTTTGGTTATGAACTATGCCGAGCGCAAAGCTGTTATCGAGAGCTGCCGATTTGTGGACTACGCAATTCCTAATACTGGTGGCGCAGATTCAACTATTGCCATCGAGTCTGTAAGCCCTGACCTCGTTGTCATTGGCTCGGACTGGGCAAGGCGTGACTACTACGCGCAGATGGGCTTCACTCAAGACTGGCTAGATGAGCGTGGCATTGGACTGGTTTACATTCCCTACACGCAGGGCATTAGCTCTACGGCTATAAAAGAGCGTTTACGCTTTGCTGGTAAACTGTAAGTTATGGCTATTACTAACGGATACGCAACCCTAGCAGAGGTTAAAGCTGCCCTAAGACTGACTGATACAGTCGATGACACTTTGCTAGAAATGGCGATTGAGTCAGCCTCGCGTCTAGTAGATGGCTATTCAGGTCGCTACTTTTACAACGCTGGCACCGCCACCAAAAACTTTGCAGCGCAAGACAACTACATTGTCGTTACGGAAGACCTGCAATCGGTTTCCTCTTTGCAAGACACCAACCAAATCGGCGGCAGCTACACGACTTGGGAAACAGACGAATACCAGCTAGAGCCACTAAACGGCAAGGCCGACGGTATCTCAATGCCTTACACCCAAATCCGTGCCGTTGGTGGCAACTTCTTTAACCTCAATGTTGGCGATGCTCTTGTTCGCATTACAGGCGTTTGGGGCTGGGCCGCTGTTCCTATCGCTATCAAGCAGGCGACAATCATCCAGGCAAGCCGCATCTTCAAGCGACTAGATTCACCGCTTGGCGTTCTCTCATCCCCTGACCTTGGCTTCATCCGAGTCGGCTCACGCCTTGACCCAGATGTTGCTCAGCTGGTAGACCCTTACCGCACTCTAAGGAACTTTGCCTAATGGCATCTATCTCGGCAATTCGGTCGGCGCTAGCAACGAACCTAGCGACAATCTCAGGGCTACGCTCAGGCGCTTTCATCCCCGACTTGGTAAACCCACCTTATGCGATTGTTGCACCGGCAAGCGTTGCCTACAACAAGGCTTTATCTAACGGCCTGACTGAATACAACTTCACCGTCACCGTTATTGTGGGTCGCGTTTCAGAGCGCACCGCGCAAAGCAACCTCGATGCCTACTGCTCACCAACAGGAACATCGAGTATCAAGTCTGCGATAGAATCAAATAGGACACTTGGCGGCGTAGCTTACGACCTTCGTGTGACCAACATGAGAAACTACGGCTCGACAACCATCGGAGAAACAACTTACCTAGCCGCTGAATTTGATTTAGTGGTCTACTCAGATTAAGGAATAAAACACAATGGCAAAATCAGTCATTACTTCACGCTATGTTTCGATTGCAGGAACTGACTTCTCAGCTAACCTTGCATCAGCTTCACTTGAAATTTCGGTGAACGAAGTAGAAACCACTTCACTAGGCTCATCAGGTTGGCGCGAAGTTGCAGCCGGCATCAAGTCAGGAACCCTAACCCTTGACTTCATGAACGACTACGCAGCTTCATCGGTAGAAGCAACCATCTACCCACTAATCGGAACTTCAGCCACCGCTGTAATCCGTAGCTCATCGGCTACTGTTTCAGCTACGAACCCTGCTTACACCGCAGTTGTTCTAATCTCAGGCTGGTCACCAGTATCAGGTGCAGTAGGCGACCTTGACACTCAGTCAGTCACCTGGTCTACCACCGGTCCTATTACCAAGGCAACTGCTTAATCATGAAAATTAACCTACGCGTAGACTTCCTTTCTGGGGAAGCCAAAGAGATTACTTGTTCAGCTGCCGACTTGGTGGCGTTCGAGAGTA